ATGCTCCGCGCTGCGCGCCTTCAGGCGTTGGACCAAAAAAAGACGCCCCCCGAAACTCGCTGGGAATAAAATATGAAAAATCATTAGATGTCGCATGATAAGCGTCTGCCGTTTTTCCCATCGCCTCTGCCCGTGCCATCCTACTTGCTGTGTCCATTGGCAGAGGCGTGTTGAAATACATATACTGGTCGTCAGCCGCATCCATCATCTGCTCGGTCACTTCGTCAGCGCGGCCTTCGGCGCGAAGCTGGAGAATATCGCGCGCCATCGCTTCGGCTTCATTGCGCGGGGTTGGAAGGGTTGGCGCCGCTGGCGGCTTTGGTGTGCGGTACATTGACTCGCTGATGGCATAATCTTTGGCCTTGCCCTTGTTCTCGACAAAGCCGAACCGCTTGTAAAATTCTTTCAAGCGCGGAACTGACCCGCCGAAGTCTCCAGACGGTGACAGCTTTAGTGTCGCGCCCTGAGCGTCAACCGCATCAACTAGATCCTGCATGATCTGCGTTCCGATGCCGCTGTTCCGTTGAGACTTAGGAACATCAATCCTATTGAGCGTGTAGCCCTTGGATGCGTCACCACTCACGCTGATCTTTACATCAGGATACCTAGCACGCAGCACGTCATCAATGGACTCGCCTCTGCCAACGCCGGGGATCGGGTTGCTGTACATCACCGGCACGGGACCGGGCTGGTTGAGGCGGTCAACGATGTCGCGACCAGCCGCACGCATAGTGTCTCCAGCAGCCTGCGTCGTGGGTGAGAACCCCAGAAGCCCCTCCATCATCGCGGTGGCAGCAGGCACACCGATGGCACGCGCTGCTGCAATAGGTGCAGCGATGCCAGCCACGCCTGACGCCATCTCGCCCAAGGCAGAGATGCGGTCCCAATAACTTTGATCGGGTGCCATCATGCGAGATCCTGCCCGCATAGCGCCGCCGATGCCCTCGACCGGGTTGAAGGTCTGGTTCAGAAAGCCGAGGCGCTCCTGAACGCCGCTGCCGATGTCGAGGATGCCCGGTGCCGTGCGACGTGGCGCATTGGTGTCGCCAGGCTCATCCACGCGCACCCACTGACGACCTTCCGGCGCAGGCGGGACTGGGCCAGCATACGGATCATTGCTATCCCAGACGGCCTGCCCTGTTGCCGGATCAATCAGCTTCATGCCTTAGCCCTTCGGATCGATGATGGTTCGCTTGATTTCGACCGGGATGGCGCCGCCGTCTGGGCCGGAGTGTTCGCTCTTCAGCGTGTCGTTCCAATCGGCGCGAAATCGGTTCTTCATCTGGAAAATGTAGCTGGTCGCGTTGAAGTCTTTGACGCCGCCGAAGGTTCCGATCTTGCCCTGACGCTCCCACCAAGACTGCGCACGCTGCAAGCCGCGCTTTACGGCGCGGGAAAATTCTGGGTTCGCGGCCATCCAATTGTTGATGGTTTCGCGGTCAACGTCGCAGGCTTCAGCCATTCCGGCCAAGGTTTCACCCTCTTCGCCTGCGGCTATGACGATGTCGCACATGGCTGGATCGTACTTTGTCGGCCTGCCTGCTGGCATATTGCTCACCTCATCTCGGGCGATGCTGCCCGGTCGCTGGGCGCATTCTAACGCTTCACCGCCAAATATGCAAACTGTCCTACGCCCTCGCGCTTGCAGAAAAGGAAGACCAGCTTGTCGGTCTCTGCTCTGGCAGCCGCGTAGCGATGCAGGCCGCCGCAGGTCTGGCCGACATGGTAGACGATGCGGTCGCCCTTCTGCGCCTCGGCCAGCGCGTGGTAGAAGGCATCCTTGCTGGTGTCGCCGGTGATGTGGATGGTGCTGCTCATTCGATGACATCCCCAAAATCAAAATCATCTTCCAGATCCTGTGGCGCGCGTCTGACCGCCTTCACCTCGGCGCCGGGGAATGCCAGCTTCACCGCGTTCACCAGCCCGTTGCGGTGTTCGTGCAGGGCGACGGCCACCTCGCGCATGGTGTGGATCGCGATGCCTGGACGCTTGGCGTAGGCTGCCGGCCATTCCCTGCCATCCTCGATGATGCCGTAAACGGTGCCTTCGTATTCGTGTTCCCAGATCATCGGATCGGAAACTGGCCGACCGAGGCTGACGGCTTCGGCGTCCATTGCGGTCAGCCCGCGCAGACAGATCTCGACCCAGAACTTCACCTTGTCTGGATCTTGTGCGTCGATGGCGGCGTTCAGGCCAGCCATCGCCTTGCCCCACTTCCCGGCGCTCTCGGTCGAGACGAGTTCGGGCAGGCGGTCGATGCCCCAGCGTTTGTCCATCTCGCGCACAGCCGCGTCGAAGGGTGCCAGCGCGAGGTCCGATTTGATCTCATTCGCCGTCGCTCCTTTGTGCAGGATGCGGTCGTCTTTTTTCTGGCGTGTTGGTCTCTGTGCCATCGTATTGCTCCTCTCGTTTTCATTTTCGGGTTCGCCCTTGTTACGGGTAACCCCAGCGCGTGCGCCGGTGACGCGCCGCTAGGCAGGCGGCAGTGGCGCGCTCTGCGCCGCTGGGTTTACCCTATAGGGCGAATTCACCAGTGGCGCAGTCGATTTGCGCCGCTGGCGCGCCACTGAAACCACCTTTTCAAATCCAGTGGCGCACATCAAAACTGCTCCCCAACACGGCCTACAGGGCGCACACCTTTGCGGTCTTTACGCTGGCTTTCGGAGCGATATTCGAACTCCTCAATCAGCCCCTTGTCGTGCCACGTCTTGATGATGCGTTTGGCCTGTCCGTCGTTCTTCATGTGGGCTGGATCGTCGAATGCGAATGTCGTGATGACGCGCCCGGCGAAGCGGTCTTTGTCTTGCGGCCTGATGGAGTAATACTCCTGAGATCCGTCATCTGTCCTCGGCCCCAGTTCGATCATCCGCAGCATCTCATTCACGACGGCATCGGTCATGCCCTTCCATTCGTCTGGCAGATCGAATGGGACGCAGACACCGATCCACTCGCCGTTGTCGATCTTGACCCCGATCATCTGGCGATAGGTTGACTTGTCCGCAGGCGGGGCCAGATTGGCCTTGCCATCGTCCACGCGGAAGATGCCCTTGGCTTTGTCCATGTCGACGCCCAGCTTCATGGCGTCGTCCTCTGAGACCTTGTTGACCACCCGTGCAGCACGGGCCGCCCCGATCAGGCTGCCTGCGCCACGCACGCTGTCAATCGACGCATCCTCGCCGTTGCCTTTGCGGATGTGGTGAACCAGGCCGATGGCGCATTTCGTCTCGTCCGCCACGCGCCTTATTTCCGCCACAATGGCGTTAATACCGACGTTGTCGTTTTCGCTGCTAAGACTATGAGCCGCAACGAATGGATCGATGAACACGCAGCCGATCTGCTTTTCGGGGATCTTGGCGCAGAGGTATTCGACCAGCTTGGTATTTGGCAGCACGCCGTCTCTGGTCTGGATGCCGAACTTGAGGCTGAAGTCTCGGCCAGCGTTGACGAACAGGCGGCCCTCGACTTCGGCGGGCTTGATCCCGTAATGCCGCATCGCGGCGAGAACCCGGCGCTGGATCTCAGACAGCGGATCTTCCAGATTGACCAGCCAGACGTTGGTGCGCTCTTTCACCTCCTCGCCCAGCAGCGGGCGGCCTGTCACGATGGCCAGCGCCTCCACGATCTGGAGCGAGGTCTTGCCGATCCCGCCTGCCGACGCCAGCACGCTGACGAAGGACCGCAGGTAGTGGTGGGCGTATATCCAGCGGCGCGGTTCGATGCTGGCCTCGTCGAACATATCGTAAAGCGTGGGCCAATCCGGGGCCGCCTCGGGGGCGTCTGGGGTGTCGAAGCTGTCTAGGTCTATGTCATCGTCCAACGAAATTTCGTTGGCGGGGTCTGCCACCTTTGTTTCGTTGACGATTTTCTCCGACGAAATTTCGTTGGAGGTGGGGGCCACATAGTCGAAATCATCCATGCCGTTCTCTGGCACGTCGATCTCGGCTTTGGCCGGGCTGATCTCTAGGCCATAGGCGCGCACGGCTTTGTCGAAATCGCCCTGATGCTCATAATGCACATAAAGGTCCCATGCATCGCCCCAGCAGTATGAACTCTCACCAAGTGACTTAGGCCTGCCAACGCCGGCGGCTGCATCCGATCCAGAAAGGCTTACCCAATGCGATAAGAAGTTCTGCGTGGCGTAGCTTGGGCTGGTTTGATACCGAGAACGGTAATGCTGGGAAGATCCGCGCCGTTCGTATTGGTAGCGGGCGAACAGATCCTCGATGGTATGGTCAGCGTTGAAAGCATCAATCGGGCTGACCTGATCGGGAAACTTCTGCCGGCGCTCGGCACGCTGGCGCTCACGCTCTGCACGCGCACGCTCGGCCTGCTCGGCGGCGAGGCGATACTGTTCCAGCCTTCTGTCAATTTCTTGACGGATGGCGCTGTCGGCATCCAGACGCAGCGTGCCGGCCCGGATGATGCGGTGCTGGTAGAAGATCGGGGTCAGATCGGGGTTGCGCTTGGCCAGCGGCACGTTGGGCAGATAGATTGGCTGGCCGCAGCGTGCCAGGGCGCCGTCGGGGTGTATGCCATTGGCATGCAGGAGATCGAAGAGGGCGGTCTGGGCAAGCTCATAGTCAGCGCCTGACAACGCGCCGGCCAGCGGCAGCAGGACGCGCCACTTGCGGTTCTCTGGGGTCGCGCCCGAGGATGAGTAGGCAAGCAGGCTGACAGGCCCGCAGACGGCCTCCACGGCGGCCAGCACGTCATCTAGGCTGGGGTTGCCCTTGTCGATGTCGAGGGCGAGCATGCGGAAGGCGCCACGCTCGCGCTGGGCTTCGTGCGATCTGCCGTCGTGTTCGCGGTAGGTCGAGGGAATGAAAAAGTCTGCGTCGATCTTTTCTTTCGCCTGCGGTGTGGAAACCATGCGGGCGATGTCGGCCCAAGAGATGCCGGGGTAGGATTGGCCGGGTTTGTCAATCAGGGTGTGAAAAGAGCCGGGGGCTGTTAGGAAGCGGATATCAGACATTGTGGCCACCGCGACACTTGCCACCAGATATTGCGTGCATTATAGTTTCTCCTGCAAGGTTTCTCCGCCTGCAAACGTAACCTGCTCCTCCCTCGGTTACGCCTGCCTTAACTGAACCCCGGCGCGTTGGTCTCACGCCGGGGTTCTTTTTATCTCACCAAGGGATGTCGTCTCCGAGTTCTTCCTTGATGCTCTCGCGCTTCTGCTCGGTCAAGGGCGCTTTGGCCTGCTCGAACGGATCGGCCTTGCTCTCGACGGTATCGAAATCATCCATGCCGCCGTCGCCATAGCGGGCTTCGGTAATTTGGCATGCGTCTAGGAGCAGTGAAATCCCTCCCAAACCGTCTGGGTCTACCACGGCCACAGCCCAAGCGCGCACGGTGCCTTTGGACCCGCCCCAGAAGTTCAGATCGGCCAGCGGCTGCTTCTGCCCGTCGATGACGGTTGGTGCCTTGTTGGGCGTGCCGTCTTTCTTCATGCCGTTGCGCTTGGCGGAGAACTGCACGATCCCGGTTTCGTTGCCATGCTCGTCCTTCAGCTTCTTCATGCCGAAGACCTTGGAGAACTGTGGCATCTTGCTGTTGCGCGAGCGGCAAGCCTCATAGTGGGCGCGCAGTTCTTCGTAAAGCGGCTTGGCCTGCTCTTTGGGCATGTCGAATGCCACGCTCCAGGCCGCGTTGGAAGCGGTGGGCGCGCAGGGTTCGCTGGCCTGCTTCTGGGTGTTGAAGCGGAAGGTGCCGCTCAATTTCGGGTACTGAAGGGTCACGTTTTTGGCGAGAACCTTGTGGAAGTCACTGTCGTTATTAGCCATTGGTTTGCTCCTCTTGGCGTTGGTCTCAGAAGTCTACGGTTTGGTCGAAGATGTCATCTTCGGTGGTCTCGGTCTGCCAGCGTGGCAGATCGATATGGTTAATCAGTGGCCAGCCCGTTGTGAAGTCGGAAACTGCGCTGGCGTTGCTGATCTTTTGGAGGGTCTGGGTCACGATCATGTCGGCGTGGTCCAGATAGCGGTCGGTGAGGGCGTGGACACCCACGGCAAAGGGCGCCTCCTTTTCGACGGCGATGAACATGAACGTGTCGGCCTTGTAGCCAGCGGCACGCAGGGCGCGCAGGTAAAAGGCGGCCTGCACGTCATATGCGTACTTGCGAAGCTCACGCGGGAAGCCGTCGGGGCTGGCGTCGGTGGTGGTCTTCACGTCGAACACCAGGCCGACCTCGGGCAGATAGCCGTCGGGCCTGCACTTGATCTCCACGCCAGTGGCCGGATCGATGCCGAAGAAGCTGGCCTCGGCCACGAAGGTCGGATCGGCCAGATACATGGACGCGACCGGGTGGGCCTTGACAGCATCGGCGATGCGCGCGGCCAGATCGAACTCGGCTTCTGGCAGCAGGATCTGGCCGTCAAGATCGGCAGCAAGCTGGGCCTCTTTCCACTTGTTGCCCCGGCGATCCTCGGGGCCGCGCAGGACGAGGTTCTTTTCCGGCTCCAGCACCAGAGCGTGAACGGCGCTGCCCAAGGCGAAGGCGCTGCTTTCTTTGCGGACCTTGCCGCGCCAGTGGGCCAGCGAGGTTTTGTAAACCGCCTTCACGTCGGATGACGAGATCGCGGGGTGGGCGTGGTATTCCTTGTTCGTCAGGTCGGTTCTCATTTCTTTACCCATCCATAAAGTGCGATTAAAGCAGCCTCGGCTCTTCCATCTTGCTTTTTCAGTTTCCACAGGTCCGCCTGATCTGGAAAAGTCTGCCCGGCCAGAGCGCGGCTTGCGTCCTTGTCTGTGGACAGGCCAAAGTGTTTTTTCCAGATGGCAGGTGCCACCTCAAACGTTGGCACGCCAGCGTAGAACAGGCAGGCCTTCATCTCACCGTATGCCTGCGCGATGGTGACGGCGTTCTTGATGCCGATCATGCGCGGGAAGAACGGCTTTTCGATCCAAGCGCACCGCACGCTGCCGATGTCCGACAGGATGGCGCGCTTTTCCTCGATGGTGCCGGGCATGTCGAACACGCGCACGCTCATGTCGTCACCGTCCATGACAGCGATGGCACCTTGCTTTCCCAAGTCGATCCCGATGTAGCGGGCCATCACTCAGGCTCCCCGCGTGCGTGGTCGATGGCGAAGCGGACGAAGCCGCTTCTGTCGCCGTGCATTGGCGTGCTGACCTGATACGATGTGACCGATCCCACGCCCGTGCGGCCAGATCCGAAGCGGTATTTGAACTGCGTGTTCATTTCGCCGCCGTGAACATCAACTAAGCCGTCGATGATTGCTTTGAGTTC